TCAATGGAAGAATTGTAGATAACAATAATAACCTTGTAAGTACAGGAATTTCTATACTTTCTACTGTAAGTGAGTCTTCTGGGGGTAAAGAAATTGAATCTGTTGACTCAATTAAGCGTTTTGCACCTAAAATTTACTCTGCTTACAATAGAGCAGTCACAGCAGGTGATTATGAGGCACTAATTCCTAAAATTTACCCAGAAACTGAGTCAGTTTCAGTTTTTGGAGGTGAAGAATTGAATCCTCCCAAATATGGAAAGGTTTTTATCACTATAAAACCATTTTATGGACCTTATGTACCAGATTCCATCAAAAATAACCTTAATACCCTATTAAGGAAGTATTCTGTTGCTGGAATTGTTACTGAAATCTTAGATCTTAAGTATTTGTATGTTGAAGCCCATGTTAATGCTTATTATAATCCTAATTTAGCAGCAAATTCAGATTCTGTAAAAACAGTGATAACAAATAACATTAATACATATGCAGATTCAACAGAAATGAACAAATATGGTGCAAAATTCAAATATAGTAAATTTCAAACTGTAGTTGATAATAGTAATAATTCTATAACTTCAAATATCACAAAAATTGAAATAAGAAGAAATTTAAAACCAGCTTTAAATACAAATGCAGAATATGAACTTTGTTTTGGCAATGCATTCTATATAAAAAATAATGATGGGTATAATATTAAGTCATCTGGATTTAATGTCTTTGGTGTAGCAAATACTGTTTATTTAAGTGATATTCCTAATGAAGAAGGTACAATGGGAACTTTATTCTTATTTACATTAGAATCTAGGAATAATCCTAAGATAGTTTCTAGTAATGTAGGAACTGTTGATTATCAGAGGGGAGAAATATTAATTGAACCTATTAATATTAGTAATACATCTAAACAAGTTCAAAATATCCCCATAATAGAAGTTTCTGCTTGTCCCCAGTCTAATGATGTAATAGGATTGCAAGATTTATATCTTCAATTAGATGTTAACAATAGTACAGTTGATATGGTTGCTGATAATATCACTTCTGGCGATAATACTTCAGGAACTCTTTATACTGCTACCTCCAGTTATATGATTGGTGATATTGCTAGATTAACTGAAACTGAGAAGCAAAATACTACCCTTCTTTCCTCAGATACATATGTAGTAGGATCATCTAGTATGCCACAGCCAGCACCTACAGGTGGTGCAGCAGCCGCTCCTCAATACTAATAATCAATGTCAGACAATACAAGAGTCAAGATTAGTTCAGTTGTTAAAAATCAACTGCCAGATTTCATTAAAGCGGATTTTCCTCTTGCTGGTGAATTTTTAGCACAATATTATACTGCTTTAGAGGGGCAGGGGTCTACTTTAGATGTTTTACAGAATATTGACAAATATATTAAAATTGACGAATTAACAGATCTTATAGATTCTACATCTTTATCTACTAATGTAGGAATTGCAGATAATACTATATCTGTTAATTCTACTACTGGATTTCCTGATACTTATGGATTAATTGAAATAGATTCTGAAATTATTACATATACTGGAATTACTACAAATTCTTTTACTGGATGTTCACGTGGTTTTAGTGGAATTACATCTTATAAAAGTCCTACTGATGCAGATGAACTTGTTTTTTCTCAATCTGGAATTTCTACTCATGCATCTGGAAGTGTAGTTAATAATTTAAGTATTAGATTTTTAAAGGAGTTCTTTAAAAAGGTAAAAGGTCAAATTACACCTGGATTTGAAGAAAGAGCATTAGATGATGATATAAATGAAAGATTATTTGTTAAACAATCTAAAGATTTCTATTCTTCTAAAGGAACTGATCAATCATTTGAAATCTTATTCAGAGCACTCTACGGAAAGGATGTAGAGGTCATTAAACCTCGTGATTACCTTTTTATACCTTCAGATGCTGATTATAAAGTTTCAAAACAGATAGTAGCAGAAGCATTAGAAGGAGATCCTATGGATCTCTTAAATAGGAATATATTTCAAGATGATGTTTATGAATTTGAGAAAGCTAATGGTTCTATTAGTGATATAGAGAAGATAGTAAGGGGTGATAAATCTTATTATAGAATGAGTTTAGATTATGATCGTAATTTAGATGCAATAAGTGGAAACTTTTCTATACATCCTTCTACTAAATTGGTAGATGGGGTTTCTATTGGAGCTACTGTTTTAACTGTTGATTCTACAGTTGGTTTTGGAACTACAGGAGTTTTAATAGCAAATTATACAGATGGAACATTCAATTCTATAAAATATACTTCAAGATCTTTAACACAATTTTATGGATGTTCTGGAATAGATAAAAATATTTCTCCAACTCAAGATTTAAGATTAGATGCTTTTGCTTATGGATATTCTGGAGTAGGTACTGCTAATAAAGTAAAACTTAAAATTACAGGAGTATTAGAAAATATAATTCCAGAATTTGATACTACTTATTATAATGAAGCAGGTAGTGTGATTGAACCTAAAGGTTTGGGATCAATTTCTAAAAGTGAAATAACAAAAAGTTTAGTTATTAATATTTCTGCTACTTATAATGTAGAGTCTATTGAATTGATTGACTCTTCAAACTTTACATATAAGTTAAATCTTTTTGATAATCATAATTTTATTTCTGGAGATAATGCTCTTATTAATGATGTAGCATGTTCTATTATTTCTCTTGTTAGTTCTAAAGAAGTTTTAATTAAAGGTTCTGGAGAATTAAATCTTAATGCTAATTATAAAATTCAAAGATTATTATCTAAGACAAATTTAAGTAATTATCCCCAAACAAGCATTTATACTACAAATGTTCTAAATTCATATTTAACACCAGAAATTGATGGAAATGATGTATATATTGCTTCTCCTTCTCTTCCAAGTTATTTTGATGATGCATTAGATATTAGGGAAACTGATATTACCTTTTCAGGTTCTTTTGAAGAAGATAATGAATTAAATATTCCCAATCATGGGTTAGTAACAGGAGAAAGAATAATATATGTTCCTGGTGATGGAGATAATAGTTTAGATATCAGTAGTGGTGAATATTTTGTTAAAAAAGTAGATATTAACAATATTAAAATTTCTAAAAGTAGTGCAAATATTTCCAATGAAATATACGTATCTTTTAGTGGAACTGTAACTAATAATAAGTTTGAACTTTCTAATTTTTCTAAAAAATCAATTAATTCTCAAAGATTAATAAGAAAAATTTCAGATCCTGTTGCTGCACTTGCAAGTCCACCAACTCCTACAGGAAAAACTGGTATTTTGGTAAATGGTGTTGAAATATTAAATTATAAGTCTAATGATGCTGTTTATTATGGACCAATTGAGAATATTTCAGTTACTAGTGGTGGTGACAATTATGATGTAATAAATCCTCCTATTTTGTCTGTCTCTGATGGAGTTGGTATTGGAGTATCTGCATATTGTGAGGTACGAGGTGCAGTAGAAAAAATTGATGTTTTAGATGAAGGATTTGATTATATTTCCACTCCTACTCTAAAAATAAGTGGAGGGAATGGATCTGGTTGTATTGCATATGCTAATTTAATCCAAAAAGAGCATTCTTTAACATTTGATTCCACTGAGACTGGAGGAAGAGTAAATCTTACAAATAATACTATAGGATTCTCAACTTTCCATAAATTTAGAGATGGAGAACTTGTAACCTATATTACAGACACTCAAACTGCAATTGCTGGTTTATCTACTAACGCTCCTTATTTCTGTTGCGTTAAAGACTCAACCACTGTTTCATTGCACAGTAAATATCAAGATGCTATTTCTGGAGTATCTAGTATTGGACTTACTGGATATGGGGCAGGTATTCAAGAACTTAAATGTGCAAATAAGAAAAGGGTAGTTGGTTCTATAAGTATAGGTAGTTCTGGTTCTGGTTATACTAATAGATTAACTTCTGTTACTTCTGTTGGTGTTAACACTGCTACTGACGTAATTAACATTCCAAATCATGGATATAAGACAGGAGAACTTATTAGATATGATAATAAAACCACTCCTATTATTGGACTTACTACATTAACAAATTATTATGTAACAGCAGTTGATGGTGGTTCATTTAGATTATCTGCTGTTGGAGTAGGATCTACTCCAGCTAATTTCTTTATGAGAAATAAGAAATATGTTAAATTATTATCTGGAGGTGTTGGAATTAATGAATTTAATTATCCTCCTGTTACAGTATCTATAGATGGTCATATTGGAGTTTCAACTCTTTCTGGACAAGACTTTAATGCATCTTTAAGACCTGTTGTAAGGGGATCTATTGAGTCTGTATACATTGCTAATGGTGGTGTGGGGTATGGATCTTCTGATATAATCAATTATAATAGGCAACCAGTTTTTACTCCTAAGAGTGGTAAAAATGCACAATTGATACCAGTAATAGGTATTGATGGAAAATTGCAGGAAGTTATAGTATTGAATGCGGGATCTGAATATAATTCCCCTCCAGAATTAAAAGTTGTAGGAACTGGAAAGGGAACTGAAATTATTCCTATTTTAAAGAGTGGATCTATTGATTCTGTTAGAATAGTTAATGCTGGTGTAGGTCATACTTCTACTGAAGCTAGTATAACAGTGACATCTAATGGTGATGGATCTAAATTTTATGCTAATACAAAAACATGGACTATTAATAATGTAGAGAGATTAATACAAAATGAACAGATTACTACTGATGATGGAATTGTAAGCACTGGATTAAATGAAGATTTTGGTCTTCAATATTCTCATTTATATGTTCCTAGAAAATTAAGACAAAATACTTATATTAAGAGAACTGTTGGAGATAAAGAAGTTTTTGTTCCTGATTTATCTCTTGAAAATGATATTGAGCAAGTTTCTGTTAGTCATTCTCCTATTATTGGATGGTCTTATGATGGATGTCCAATCTATGGTCCTTATGGATATACTAATGCTTCTGGTGGACCAATTAAAATTTTAGAATCTGGATATTCTCCATCCATATCTAGTGATAGACCAAACCCTCTCACTTCAGCAGGAGAACAAATATATTCTGAAGGATTTTTTGTAGAAGATTATAATTACTCTGACGATAAAGATTTAGATGAACATAATGGAAGATTCTGCAAAACTCCAGAATTTCCTAATGGTGTTTATGCATATTTTGCTTTAATTAATCCCACTATAAATGATGATGAGGGTGCATTTAAAAATTATAGAAAACCTCAATTCCCATATTTTATAGGTAATTCTTTTAAACATCAATCTATTGATTATAATTTTGATTACAAATCAAATCAAAATTTAATTGATTTAAATGATACTAATTTAGTTAGAAATACTACTCCATATAATTTCCTTCTTACTGATACAAGTTATGACTTCTTAGTTAACCCTAGTAATATTAGAAAACAAAGAACCTATGTTAATTCAGTTACTTCTGGAGATATAGATTCTGTTGGAATTAATACTGGAGGAACTGGATATAAGGTGGGAGATGAAGTAGTTTTTGAGGATGCTGGATCTAGTGGTTATGGATCTAAGGCATCTGTTAGCTTTATTGAAGGTAAGATCGTAAATCAAGTTAGTGTTGCTTATACTGAACACTCTAATGTTGAATTTACTCTTGGAGGATATACTGGACAATTTGTTGGATATACTACAAATCCTCATAATTTTTATGCGAATCAATCTTTATATATTTCTGGATTAAGTACTTCTGGAATATCAAATAATAGTATAGTAAATATTGGAATAACTACTGATAATTTTAAATTAAATACTGCTGTAAGTGCTTCTTCTGCTACTGGTATTGTAACTTATTTCAATTTGGATGGATATGTAAGATCACCTTATATAAAAGAAAATGATCTTTTAGGAATAGGTGCTGAATGTGTAAAAGTTATAAATGTAGATTCTGACCTATCTAGAGTTAGAGTAATAAGAGAATATAATTCTACTACAGGAACAGCTCATACTGCTGATAGCTTGGTGTCACAAAAACCAAGAAAATTCACTTTTGATGCTTCATCAGCAATAGAAAATTCTAATATAAAATTAAATAGAGAATTGTATTTTAATCCTTCAGAATCTATTGGATTGGGAACTATTTCTGGTGTTGGAATTGGATCAACTCTTTCTTTCTCTAATCCAGGTACTGGAATTAGTGAAATATTTATTCCATCTAAAGCACTTTATTTTAAAGAACATGGATTGGATACAGGAGATGCTTTAACATA